AATCGTCTTTCTTTTCTTCTGTTTTTATCCCAAGCATTTCACGTTCTTCTTCAAGGCTAACCTTGTTTGATAGTAGCTTATACTTATCATAATCCCATTCTTCAACGATCTTTTCTAGAAGCTCTGGACCAAAGTTCTTTCTGAACTCTGAATGTTCCACACCTTCCTTATCAACATACTTGTATTTGTTACCTTGTCTTTCAATAACACCAAGCTGTTCAATATATTCAAATAGACCAGAATAACGATCAAGACCACTATCGAAACGAATGTGAATTTTACAGGTTTCGTAAGCCCGACCATAACGAGATTTCATAATCTTGATTGCGGATTTAATACCATGAACATCAGAAGTCTTGTTACCTTCATCATCTTCTTTAAGTTTAAGCTTTTGACTTGCTACTACGATAGACGATGCGAAGATAAACCCATTACCACCACTGATCTTATCGTCAGGATCAAACATATCTTGTGAGGCATAGGTATGGTTAGTACATACAACACCGATGTTTAGATCAGCAATTTGGTTAACTAGGTTACGCACAAGTGCATTTAGCTGCTTAGGCTTACGACCCATATCACCTTTCATGTCACCTTTATTAAATTGGTCAACGTCAGTATCGGTTAATAGCATACCCAATGAATCTATTACAAATAAGAAACATGGACGTTCTTCAGGATCAAGATCAGAATAGTTAGCACGATAGTCTTTGATAAACTCAGACATAATCTTACCAACATCGTTAATCATAGATACTTGGAATCTGAGAATCTTTTCAGGTGATGTATCAATACCAAAGTTCTTAAGCCAATCTTCATCTAGTGCGTTCTCTGAGTCGAATAAAACTGGAATGATGCCCATATCTTGAGCGTGTTTAACCAGCATACCAGAAACAATCAGCGACTTACCAGAGCCAGATGCACCAGCAAACATAGAAACTTTACTCAAAGGAATCCCTTTATGAAAGTCTCCTGAAATTAAATAGTTAAGCATATAGTTACCGGTATCAACCCAAATCTTAGGGTCATTAAAACCATAACTAACGTTCAGCTTCTTAGTTACACTAGAAGCAAATTTTGTCATATCTACAGGTTTTCTCATTATTATTATCCCCAAATAGTTTTGGGGCACTAAGGCCCCAATATTTTAATTCGAATTAGCCTTTGTTCATTTTTGCACGTAGTTGTGCTAGAACATCATCAGTACCACCGGAAGATGCAGCAGGTGCTTCTTCTTTAGGTTCTTGAGCAGGCGCACTCTGTGCTGATTCCTGAGCAGGTGCAGCGGATGGCGTAGGGGTTGGTGTACTAGTTCCAGTACCTACCGCAGCATTACCTAAATCAAGCTTCGTGTTTTTAGGACGATACTTGTTTGCCCACTCTAGGCGATATACAGAATCACCTTCTTTTAGGCTTTCTTCAAACATCGCGTAGATCACGTTTAGGTCTTCCTGAGTTGGCTTACGTGGTAGGAAGCCGCTTAGGTCGAATAGACCAAACTTGTCTACTGAGTCACGCTCTTCGACAGTTAGGGATGATTCACGACGTGCAAAACCAGATGTTGCATAGGATGCATACTGACCATCTTTCTTCTTAGTGATTTTGAAATCAGTACCGTGATCGAAGTTTGTTGGTAGATTTTCCATTTCAGGATCAAGTAGGGATGCCTCAATGATCTTGTGAATAGATTTTGCTACTACGAAACGACGAATTGGGTTTTCTGGACTTTCTTCGTCAATATGACCTTCACGTACAAAACCTTGATAAATGTAGGTCTTTGCAGGCCAGTAGCGACGTGCTAGTTCCTCTTTATCAGTTTTCCACCAAGGACGTGTCTCGGTTAGGATTGGGCACTTATCACCTTCCTTGTACATTTCCACACATGGAACTTCAACTACTACGTTGGATAGTTCTGGATGGCCTTCTACAGAGGCGAATGGAATACGGATCATTTGACGCTCACGCCAGAAGAAGGTATTGTTTTCATCAGCATCTGGTAGAAAACGTACAATAGTGGTTGAATCGTTTGGAGCATTCCAGAACGGATAGATATCGCCACTGGAAGTGGAGCTAGGTGCTTTGTCACCTTGGGATTTTGCAAGTTTTGCGCGGATTTCATCTAAGCTAGACATAAGTTTGTTTCCTTTTTATTATTTTAGTGTGTTAACTTTTATAAGTTTGTTAATGTAATTGTTAATATGATTAAATCATAAAATTGAAATACGTCAATAGACTTTTCTATATTTTTTTATAGAAGTGAATCTAGGTCCACATAGTCTGATTTATTGTATTTCTCTCTTCCCTTTTGTACGAACATTACTGTGTACTCAAGGTCTTCTTGGGTGATCTTCTCGAATTCACCGTTACGAAGATAGTATGCAATATTGCAAATGAAGTTAGATATTTCTAACGACGTACACAACATCGCCATGTCTTGTAGGATATATGCAAATTTGAAGTGGTTGTGGGTGAATTGTCCCACGTTGGAGGGGTGATATTCCTGTTGCTTGCGATTACGCATATAAAAATCGAAGTCGCCATTTTGAATTTGTTCTTTAGCGGTACTCACGGTTTCCCCAACAGGCTTGGTATTAAAAGATTTACGCATTGTGTTACTACTCCTAGTTATATAATAGTGCTAATTTTGGCTAATAATTTGATGTCCTAATTAGTAGGACATCTTTTCAAGTAATTCAACGATCTTATTCAAGTCGTCATATGAACGGCTTTCTAATGTAACCGATCTACCATTTTTGTCAAGCTCTTTCTTTCTTTCCAACAGGTTACTGATCTTTTTATGATCAACTCCCTTAGCAATAGCTGGTAAAAATGGCCTCAACTCGGTACTAAGAATCTCTGCCTTATCCTCATTGATTACCTTAATATTTATACCGTTGTCAACAAACAATATATGGTCATATAACTCATACGTCGATTTATTATTTGTTAACGATTCGTGAACAGCGTTCATCATCTGTTTCAGATTGTAACGCTTCTTCAAAATATCTTTAGAGAAGTCTTTAGGTTCTAATATCTGGTTGTAATTGGAAACTTCAAGATTAACGAAGTACTTTTTTGTCAGTTGTCTTACTAACTGAAGGACTTTCTTAAAGGTACTGGTCTTCATATCTGACTTATGAAGCTCTATTGTATTTCGTTCTTCTTCAAATATAAACATCATATTGGGTTCTTTTACGAATATATACTTGGATTCGTATGGATTTGATATAGCAGTGCCATCCCCATCATAGAGTTTGAACTGGTAACCCAATGAATTCATTATACTTATAATGCCATCTTTGATCTTTTCGTATTTCATATATGTATTCCTACTGTTTATTAATATTTATACTGAGTTGCAATGCAACTCATATCGCGTTGAAGAACGCGATAATCTACATCAGTAAATATTATTGTCTGTATTTCATTCCATTCAATACAGACATGAAATATCATTATCATGATATTTCTTTTATTAAGATATTATATTTCTTTTGTAACTAAAACTCTTACTTTTTCTTTATAAGAAATAATAAAGATTAGGTTAGACTTTTTAAGTTAGACATTGAAACCACTTGACTACATCAGGAAACTGTGGTTATATAGCCAATTATTCGTTAGAGGAAATTATGAGAAAGAACTGGTTAGACATACTCGATCAAGATGAAACGCAGATTGATCAATTCTACAATTACTACATGTCTGAGGTTGAAGATGCCAAGTCAGAGCTAGGCATAGATGGTCATGTAGAAAAGCTAGCACGAATGATGCCAGCTATTACCGATAAGCGCTTCTCCCAATTACAAGAAATCGAAGCCGTTTTGGAAATGTTTAATATAAAACTGAAGTACCTTAAAAGTAAGCATTATAAGCAATACCTAGAACATTACTCACGTGCACTATCCAGCCGTGATGTGGAAAAATATATCGATGGTGAGTCGGATGTTCTTGAAAAACTAATGCTAATCAATAAGGTAGCTATGGTAAGGAATAAATTTGCAAGTATAACTAAAGCATTGGAAGTAAAACACTACCAGATAACTAATATCGTCAAGCTTAAGGCTGCTGGCCTAGACGACGATGATATCCTACGTTAATAAGGAAAATTATGAACAGTTCCTTCTTTGGTTCTTTTGGAAAGAGAACCTTTTGTGATCTATACGAATTAAACGTAAGGTCCGTGCATACCGTCCTTCATATATTTGAAATCATCGAAAGAGAGATTGTAAACCATACGGTTGTCTCCCTGCCAATTGAAGAAGATGTGGAGGATGGTTTCGTACCTAGTTGTTTTAAAAAGATAAAAAACAGTTCTTACATGCTAGGTATATTGACTGATCAGGAAGATAAGGTATTATATGTGGATGGTAGTAACAGTGTTTCGTTACTGGATACCTATAACAACAAAACACTTCCTTACTGTATTGAACGTAATAAAGAATTCGTACATGTAACACTACTTGATAACATTATCAGTTTACGTGTAGGGAAGAAACAAAGAGTCTATGTAGATGAATTTAATTCTATAAGTGAGACTCCAATGTCCGAATACGAAGAATATAAAACAGAAACGGACATGTATATAAACATAATGAATTATAAAAAAGACTAAAGGTTAAATTAATCTTATGAGTAATGCACTTAAAAAATATCACAAAGTATCAAAGCATTTAAGTGATGAAGAACATGTGCTGCTTAGACCGCACATGTTTATTGGTTCAACGTCTAAGGAAAAGTACACTCAGTTTATTATCAATGAGTACCGTGAGATTGAATATATCCCCGGACTACTAAAGTTGGTGAACGAAATAATTGATAACTCAGTAGACGTTGCTATTAAAACTAATTTTAAGTATGGTAATAAAATTGAAATTGACATGACAGAAGACTATGTTCGAGTCAAGGACAATGGTACTGGTATACCGGTTGTTAAAGTACAGGACAGAGACGGTAAAGATGTCTGGAACCCTGTTATGTCTTGGACGTATACAAAAGCTGGTACGAACTTCGATGACAGTATTGAAGATGCGCGTCAGAGCATTGGTATGAATGGTGTTGGCTCTACTGTTGTTAGTATCTTCTCAAAGAAATTTGTAGGTGAAACATGTGACGGTTCAAAGAAACTTATTCTCCATACCAGCGAAAACAATAACTTGGATGATGTTAAAGTTGGACGCAGTAAGAAAAACTACACGCAGGTTTATTTTGAACCAGACTTTACACGCTTTGGTATCAAGAGTTTTGATCAGCAACATATTGATGTTATTAGAGACAGGATTGAAAAGCTTGCTGCTATCTATCCAGAAATCACATTCGTTTTCAATGAAGTAAAGGTTTCCTATAAAGAAACCAGTGACTTCCTAAAACATTTTGAATCAAAGAGTGTATATGAGAAAGATTCTAAGAGTATGGTGGCTTTTCTACCAAACACTTCAGAAGAGTTTCGTTTCATATCAGTTGTGAATGGCCTTAATGTTACTAAAGGTGGTTCTCATATTGATTATATAATGGATACGTTAGCATCTTATCTAAGACCTGCTATCAATAAGAAATATAAAATCGATGTAGTCCCATCACAGATTAAGCAACATCTATTTGTTGTGAACTTTACCAGAGAGTTCCCAAACTTGAAGTTTGATTCACAAACAAAAGAAAGAATTACAAATGACAAAGCTGAAATTGAGGCTGTGTATAAAGACCTCGACTTTGAAAAGCTAGCACAGAAAATCCTCAAGACTGAAGATATCATAATGCCTATTATCGAATTTCAGTTGATGAAAGCTGAACGTGCTGAAAGGAAAAAGCTTCAAGCTGAACAGAAGAAGGCATTGAAAGAGAAAGTAGCTAAGCACATTCCCCCTAAGAGTAAGGATGTTGCTAAAAACGTTCTTTACATCGTAGAGGGTGATAGTGCGAAGGGTAACTTCATGACAGTGCGTGATAGAAACTATCATGGTATCTATCCTCTAAAGGGTAAGTTTGTGAACGTATCCAGAAAAAATAAAATGGATATTCTTCAGCATAATGAATGTAAAGAGTTGATGTCCATTCTAGGGCTAAGGTTAGGTGAGCCAGTACCAGATAGGCTACATCATAACTACGGAAAGATTTATATCACGGCTGATGCTGACGTTGATGGTTACTGTATAACTGCACAGTTGATCAACTTCTTTAAGCTATGGCCTGAACTATTTGAAAGAGGTATTGTTCATATTCTTTACACACCTATTATGGAAATTCGTAAGAGTGGAAAGATCGTGAAATCATTTTATACCTTAAGTGATTATAAAAAATATAAAGTAAAGTCTGGTGAAACTATCAAATACCTCAAGGGTTTAGGCTCTCTCGGAGTCAATCAGTATAAGAAATATCTGATCGAACAGCCTTTGATTGAAGCAGTACAAGATGACGAAAACTGTGATGATATATTGGAAGTGGTATTTGGTGATGATGCGAAATTACGTAAAGAATGGTTGGAGTAATACGGTACTAACATGAGTAGAACAAAAAAGAATGTAGTAAAGATTAGTGATTATATCAATACCCGTTATAGGGATTATTCAATATACACAAATAATGATCGTGCAATTCCTAGTATCATTGATGGATTCAAACCAGTACAAAGAAAAATCATTTATGCCGCGATTAAAGAGTGTTCTAATGATTTTGTAAAGCTATCTGCCCTTGGTGGGGTGCTTGCGAAAGTATCAGCGTACCACCATGGTAACGTTTCTGCGGAGAATGCGATTATTAAAATGGCACAGGATTTCAACCAGAATATTCCATTACTGGATTATGAAGGAACTTTCGGTACACGTCCTGTACCTGATGCTGGTGCAGCACGTTATATCTTTGTAAAGCTAGGTGAGAACTTTGACAAGATATTCAAGGACAATGATATACTCCCTCAGTCTTTGGATAAGGATGATCACCCTGAACCACTATATTACCTACCAATCATTCCAACTGTGCTGTTAAACGGTGCTAAGGGCATGGCAGTAGGATTTGCAGTGAACATTTTACCAAGGTCTATAGTTGATATTACTGAGTCATGTATAAACTATGTTTCCAAAGGAAAGGTACTTGAAGTTATGCCCAACCTTACTCCATTCAAAGGAACGTTTGAAAAGGTAGGCCCAAGTAAGTTTATCTGTAAAGGTGTATTGGAACATGAACGCCTTAACATCTACCGAATCAAAGAGCTTCCTTTGAAGTATGTACATGAAAAATATGTATCTCACTTGGATTCATTAGTAGAGAAAGGCTTAATCAAAAAGTATGTTGATGATACTTCAGACATCTTTGATTTTAAAATATATGCAGCAAGGGGGGTAACTCAGGAACACCTAGAAAAAGAGTTAAAACTTGTGGAGCCTATTACCGAAAACATTAGTTTGATCGAAGACTTTAATCAAACTGGTGAAGATGGTATGGGTAATATAAAAATAAAATCATATGACTGTGTTGAAGATGTTATCAAAACATTCTGTGATTTCAGAATTGGATTCTATAACTATCGTATACAGCATAATCTTAAGAAGCTTAATGAACAGATTCTTTTGAAGAATGCGAAAATTGATTTCATCAATGATGTACTCAACAATAAAATCAATATAAGAAATGTTACGCGTAAGCAACTTCATGACGATATGGTAAAAAAGGGATACGATACTGACTTGGTGACCAAGATCATTTCAATTCCAGTCTATACGATGACTAAGGACAACATTGAAAAGCTCCAACGAGAAGTTACTAGTCATAAAAAAGATATAGATTGGTGGAATAAACAAACTGCTAAGAAGTTGTATCTAAAAGATTTACGCGACCTTTTGAAAGAATATAAATAACTTAAAAGGGTTAACTTATATGTTTATTACAATACTATTTTTAAGCGCATTATCAATAGCTGCTGTTGCAGCTTACTTCTCAATCACAGGCTTGGTGGCGGTATTTTCCGCCAGTGCTATTGCCATTATTGTTATGGGTACTGTGATAGAAGCCGGTAAACTAGTGGCGGTATCTTATGTATATCGTTTTTGGGAACTGATCGGATTCATACAAAAGTCTCTAATGATAATGCTGATAGCTGGCTTGATGGCACTAACATCTATCGGTATATTCGGTTTCCTATCTAAAGCACACTTAGAGAAGGTAGGTCCACAAGAACAGTATGTTATTCAAATAGACAGACTGGAAGAAAAGATTGATATGGAACGTAAGAAAATTGAACGTAATCAATCTGTGCTGGACAACCTTGATC